ATCACAGCATGACCTACGACCCCTTCGACCCATTCAACGCTCTGGTAGCCGAGACGCCACCGGAGGTGCTGGCAGCGGGCCAGGAGTGGGTCAAACAACAGTTTTACGGAGACATCATGTACCAAGATTACTTCCTGAAATTCAAAGACGCAGCCGAGGCTAACAGCGTTCTGTTTGACGAGCAGACCAACGTGCAAGGCGATGTTGTGGAAACCGTCAAGGTGCCCAAGTACGCCGCTGTCGATGTCATCGGCACGATCTACAAGCCCACGGGCAACGTGCTGACCACCGACGAAGGCGAAGTGCCTGAGATGGCTCCGCTGGAGGGCTGGCATGTGAACGTGCGGCACAACGCTGAGGCATCTGAATTGGACGCCTACAAGGTTGCTCCAAAGGCTCCCGTGAGGGGTTGGGCATAATGAGACAATACTCCGTAGGAAACAACCTAACAGCAAACGTTAAGACCACTGTATACACTGTTCCTACGGGGTACTATGCTCTCTGGAACTTGTGTTACGTTGTCAATACATCCGGTGTCAATAAGACAGTGGATGTGTACTGGTACGATAAGAGCACTACTACTGAAATTACAATCCTTGATAACTATCAGTTGACCCACACAAACTTCATCAAGTTTGATGGGGGTGCTTATATTGTACTGGAAGAAGGCGATGAGGTTAGGATGCTGACAGAGACAGGATCTACAATGAGTGCTGTCAATACGTTTGAAGTCTACAGAAAGGCATAATATGGCTACAAGGAATATGGTTGGTCGTAATCTGATGTCTGAAGCAGCCTATGAAGAGCCTATTTCAACAGGTTTATTTTCTAGTCAGCCTACATCTAATCCTTTTTATGATTTTATGTATGCTGCTGGTCAAAACCCTGCTTTAGCTACTCAGCGGGGAATCCAGTATGCTCGACAACAGCAATGGAATCCGGAACAGACAGTCCAGCAATGGAATCAAGCATTAGGTACTAATTTTACACTTGATGATTACTATCGTGTAACGGGATTAACATCCCAAGATCCTACGTTTACTAGTTCTGGTCCTACAATGTTTAGTAACTTTGGAGAGTCAGATAGTTGGAACTTTGGACAAGGAGCTAAGTATAACGAACAAAATCTGATCACTGCTGAAGGTAACTATTTTGAGCGTGGTAACGATGCTATTGTTTCTGATGAGCTGCTGTGGAATCCTCATAGTGCCACAGGTGTAGACCTTCAAAATAAAGTAACTAAAGCAAAAGAAGCTGGTCAAAAAGCAGGCGCTGTAGTAACTCCTTATGCAGTATTTCAAAACAAAGCAACCACACAACAACTTTTAGATGAAGTAAAGAACTCTGGTGTAGATTTTGTTGTTATTGATCCTTATGTCGGTTTAGGAGTTCCTGGAGTTACTTCAGAAGGTTTAATTAGCTGGACTAGGGATTTTATTAACCAAGCTAAGGGTCTTGGTAAGGATGTTAAAGTTGTAACTCAAGGTTTTGCACAAAAGGGTAAAGAAGAGGAGGCCTTAAGGCACAATCAACAAGTTTTGTCTTTACCCGGAGTGTCTGAGTTCATTAACTTTGGATTAGAAGATGCTAAGGATCTTAAAGATGATCCTAATTGGGTAAGTCTTGGCAATGACTATGGACAGGTTCAAAAAGACATTGCAACTGCTCCTGTAAACAATGTAAACAATGAGCCTACTAAGTCTCAATCCGTAGGTACGCCAACTGCTGAAAGAATCTTGTCTGAAGGTGGGGGCAATCCTGTCAACATTGACGGAACTATTTATCAGCCTGTCTTTGATTCCACTGGTCAAGGCGAGACTTTTGAGCAAGGACCGTTAAAGGAAATTGTTTCTTACAAAGCTGGAGAAACTGCTACTGGACAATCCTATAAGACTTATACACCAGACATGCAAGAAGCAGGTACTGGTCAGTTTAAGGATGTAGGCAACATCGGAGACTTGCTGAAGACAGCAGGTCAGGATCTTGCTCCTTTAGCTGCTATGGCTTTGACCATGGGCGGTGCTGGTGGAGCCCTTGGTGGATTACTTAGTGGCGGTTCTTTAACAGGTACTGCTGCCAGTGCCTTAGGCAATGCCTTGATCTCTGGTGGTGCAGGTGCCTTGACAGGACAAGATCCACTGAAGTCTGCTCTGTTGGCTGCTGGTGGTACGTTTGCTGGTGGTCTTTTTGGAGGCGCTGAAGCAGCAAGTGCTCCTACGTTGTCTGATGCTCAGTTTATTGCTGCTGATGCTGCTCAGTTGGCTTCTCAAGGTCTTGGTGTCGATCAAATTGAACAAGTATTACGTGCTAGTGGTGTAAACACTGTAACTGCTATTGCAGCCGCTGATGCAGCTACTTCAGGCATGAATGTAGACCAAATTGCTCAAGACATTACGTTAGGCAATCGTGGTTTGTTCTCTGATACAATGGCACAGCCTAGTGCTCCAACAACAGTCTCTACAAGTCCTGAAGGTTTACAAACTGTAACTACCACCGGTGCTGCCACCCCAACACAGCAAATTCCTGGATTAGGTCTTGATTGGTTTGCTGACCAGCCAATGACTAAGGTTGGAACTGCTTTAGAAGAAAGTGCTCCGTTTGTAAATAATTTAGGAATTTCTGAACCCACTGCTCCTGCAATTCCTTCAGCAAGTGATGTACAGCAAATTGCTGTAACAGGTGCAGCACAGCCTTCGGGCTTCAATGTAAACGACATTTTAGCTACGTTAAATCCAACTCTGTTTGGACCAGATGTAACTAATCAAGTTGTTTCTAACATGGGTACTCAACCTTCTGTGGCTGCCAATCAAGTCATCGATGTCACAGGAACCCAACAGCAACCGACAGTAAATGACAACCTTGCTGCTGTGTTGCCTTCGTTGGTAACAGGTATTCCTACCGTGGCTCCTCCTTCGGTGTCTCCTGCTAATCAAGTTATTGAAGTTACGCAGAATAAACAACAACAGCCTAATACTGTTGAAGATTTAACGGCTGCTATTGCTTCATTGGTTAATCCTCCTGTTGTTCCTAGTGCTAATCAAGTTATTGATGTAACTGGAACAAAACAACAGCAACCAACGACAACTGAAGATTTAACGGCTGCTATTGCTTCATTGGTTAATCCTCCTGTTGTTCCTAGTGCTCCTATTACAACCCCGGCTGATCAGGTTATTGAGATCACACAAAATAAGCAACAGCAACCAAATACTGCTGAAGATTTAGGTGCTACTATTGCAGCATCGGTTAATGCACCAGTTGTAAACACTCCTCCTAATCAAGTCATTGATGTTACTGGTACTGCTCAACCACAATAGAACATTGGTGATGTTGCTGCTGCTGCTATAAGTGCTGGAAGTCTTTATGGTCCTGGGATGACAGGAACTCAGACGACTGTTTACGACAAGACGCTTGAAGCAACTGGAAGTAAACCTATTGCAGACGCCGCAGCAGTTGCTGCTGGTGGTCTAACTTTAGCTGATCTTCTCAAAGCATTAACCACTGCATCTTCATTAGGTATGCTTGGCGGCGGTGGCGGCGGCGGTGTTGGGACTAGAACATCAATGGTTCCTTCAACTCCAGTTCCTATGGGCAACTCAGACTACTATAACGCTGTCCAAAGGTACTACAATGCGTATATGCCTGCGGCTCCTAGAGATGTGGCTACTCCCCTACAACAATGGTATGAAGGTAAATTTGGAGGTTAAATGGCAACACTGATTACAAAGAATAGCAGCACCGCTGCTGCTGTACCGGGCACTGGTGATCTTGTTCAAGGTGAACTGGCTGTTAACGTAACTGACAAGAAAGTCTATACCAAAGATTCTGGCGGTGCTGTTGTTAAGTTGGTTGGTAGTCTTGGTAATCAAGAGGCTGATGCTGCTTCCTTAACTGCTGGCGCAAGGGAAAAGATTACAATCTCAGCTACTGCCGCTACAGGTACTATCAACTTTGATGCAATGACTCAAGCAGTCTTGTACTATACTACCAATGCTTCTGGAAACTGGACATTGAATGTACGAGGAGATGGTACAAATACACTCAATAGTATCATGTCTACAGGGCAAGCGATGACTCTTGCTTTCTTTGTTACTAATGGTGCTACTGCTTATTACCAGACTGCTCTGACTATTGACGGAGCAAGTGTTACTCCAAAATGGCAGGGTGGCTCTGCTCCTGTTGCTGGCAATACTTCCAGTATTGATGCTTATGCAGTTACCATTGTAAAAACAGCTAATGCAACTTTTACTGTGTTTATGTCTCAAACTCGGTTTGCTTAAGGATTTACAATGCCTTTAGTAAGTTTTAGAGGAACAGCAGCAGCTAATGCTTATGGGTTTTTAAGTTCTAGAAAACTTGTAACAGAAACATTACCGTTAGGAAGTTCAACGTGGGTTGCTCCAAATAATGTAAATACAATTATAACGGCTGTAGGCAAAGGAGCAGATAGTGTAGCTTCTACTTATAACTACAGTATAGACGGAACAAATTTTCTTCTTGGCTCTGCAACAGATACAGGGTGGACCGATTATTCAAGTTTATATTCTCACTTTTCTAATAGATTAACCACCCTTAATTCAGGAGCGCCTTCAGTAAGATATCTTACTGACGTTGGTGCTTATTTTGTCTTTTTTAATACTGCTACAAATACTCTGTGGGCTTTTCAAAACGGTTCTGCGCTTTCCGATGCTTATGGATCTGCTTCATTAAATTGGACTTTGCCTACTTCAGGCACAATTACAACTTCTATAAATGGAACAGGAACAACTAACGGTGGTATTCAAATACCATATTATACGCGAGATAACACTACAGCGTTCAGCCTTACTTTTTCTGGAGGAGCGCTTGGAGGCGTTGCAACAAATACAACATACACTAACATTTCTGTAACTCCAGGTGCTTCTTATCCTATTGTAAATAATGGAGCATTAACAATTACTTATCTGCTTTAACAACACAGAGGAATCAGAATGTCTTCTACTTACTTACAACTTGTTAACAATGTACTTGTAAGGCTTAGGGAGAATGAAGTGTCTAGCGTGTCTGACACTCCTTATAGTAGTCTTATTGGTATTTTAGTCAATGATGCTAAACGAGAAGTTGAAGACGCACATGACTGGAATTGCCTGTCTCAGACTATCATTGTCCCTACTGTCGCAGGTACTTATCAGTACACCCTTACAGGTTCTGGTCAACGATTCACCACCAGTGAAGTTCTTAACGACACCCGTGACTGTGTGATGCGTCAGGCTCCTAGGACATGGGTGAATCAACAGTATTACATTGGTCAGTCCAGTACGTCTGCTCCAGAGTACTACGTCTATGATGGAGTCTCTGGTGACGACACTGTTGTAAACCTCTGGCCTATTCCTGATAACGTATACAACCTTCGGTTTGAACTTAAAGTGCCTCAAGAAGACCTCAGTGCCAACGCTGATGTCCTCAAAGTTCCTTCACACTTAGTTCAACTCTTGGCACATGCTAAAGCTATTTCTGAGCGTGGTGAAGACTCTGGTCAGCCCTTTGCTGAACTGTATCAGCAGTATCGTCTTGCCTTGGCAGATGCTATCGCTCTTGAGCGTAACAGGTACGCTGAGGATGTTGTCTGGACGGATGTCTAATGGCTGCAAAACTTCTAACTAATACCATAGCCGCTCCGGGCTTCATGGGATTGAACACGCAGGAAAGTTCAATCTCATTGGAGTCAGGGTTTGCAACCATTGCAGAAAATTGTGTAATTGATAGGTTTGGTCGTGTAGGAGCCCGTAAAGGATGGGAACCTAAGCACACTACCTTAGGTGCTTTAGGCTCTGCTGAAGTCAGGAGCATTGGTCAGTTGATCACTGAAGATGGTACTACTTACACTGTAGCCGCAGGCAACAATAAGCTATTCAAGCTCGTTGGTTCCACACTGTCTGAACTTACTTATGGTGGTGGTGGGGTTACCCCAAGTATCACCGCTAGTGACTGGCAGATGTGTTCTCTAAATAACATTCTGTACCTCTATCAGTCTGGGCACGATCCTCTGATCTTTGATCCTACAGTGTCTGCTGTGACGTACCGTAGGGTGTCTGAGAAGACAGGATACTTAGGAACTGTTCAACAATCCAACTGTGCTATCAGTGCCTATGGTCGTACATGGTCAGCAGCCACTACTACCGACAAGTCAATCATTCAGTTTTCTGATTTGTTGCTTGGATATGTACTGTCTACAGGCTCTAGTGGCACCTTAGACCTTACTGAGATTTGGCCTGCTGGGCCTGATGAGATCACTGCTCTGGCAGCCCATAACGGCTTCCTAATTGTCTTTGGTAAGCGTCAAATCCTCATCTACAACAACCCTCAAGATCCTGCTGCAATGAGTCTTCAGGATGCTATCACTGGTGTTGGCTGTATCGCTAGAGATTCAGTGGTCAATACTGGCACTGATGTGATCTTCTTGTCGGATACTGGTGTACGTTCTCTGATGCGCGTCATCCAAGAGAAGTCAGCACCGATGCGTGACTTGAGTTCTAATATCCGTGATGATTTGGTAGGCACTATTGCTGGTGCAGTTGTTACAAACATTAAAGCAGCATATTCTGAAAAAGAAGCATTCTATCTGCTTTCTTTTGGTAGTTCCTTGACATATTGCTTTGATATGCGTACAATGCTACAGAATGGAGCAGCAAGGACGACATCATGGACACTATCTCCTTCAGCATTTTGCTACACTAAAGAAAAAGAATTGCTGATGGGCTTTGCTGGATACATTGGGTATCATACAGGATACTTAGATAACACCAGCACTTACAACATGCGTTACTTCACGAACTACTTTGACTTTAGTGCTCCAACTGTTGTCAAGATTTTGAAGAAAGTAAGCACAGTGCTTGTCGGTGGTGAAGGTTATACGGTGTCTCTGAACATTGGTTATGACTTCACTGATAACTATACCTATCGTTCCTTCTCAATTCCTGCTGGTGTGCCTTCTGAGTATGGTGTTGCAGAGTACGGCATTGCTGAATTTACTCCTTCTACACTGAATAACATCTCTGTTAATGTCGGTGGTCAAGGTAAAGTTGTTCAGCTAGGATTAGAGACTGTAGTAAATACCAATGCAATTTCAATCCAAAAACTGGACATATATGTTAAGACAGGAAAGACAGCATGAGTAATTACACGAAGACGACTAACTTTGCAGTCAAGGATTCCTTGGCTACAGGAAATCCTTCTAAGAAGGTTAAAGGAACTGAGATTGATGCTGAGTTTGTAGCCATTG